TGAGCGAATTTACATTTGATCTCAGCAGTCTAAGCGGAATTACTAGTGCGACAACATCGCTTGAGACTGGACTGTTTTCCAAAACACCCGATGACAAATTAACATACTCAGGCAAGGATCCCATCGTCTGGGACAGAACCAACAACGAACGTCTTCGTAGAGGACTCAGTCCACTGCCTGGCACTAGACCCATAGACGATGGTAAGACTTATGGAAGATTTCAAGGTACCCCACCAGCCAGTACTGCACCAAACAGACCCTTGACTGAAGAAGAAAAAGCCAGGGCTGCTGCCATAGCACAACAGTTTGGATTGCCAGACCCTACCGCAGTGGCCGAAACTTTCAAAGTCAATGGTCCACCAGGCATGACTCGCGAACAAGCATTTGACATTTTCAAGAAACAGGCCGATGCTGGTGGACTCACAGGATTTTCCTCTGGCGATATTCTCAGTGCGCAAACGCAGGCCAAAGATGGCCTTGAAGAAGCCCGGGCAGAACTGGCGCAGGCAAGAGGTGGATTTCCGGGCACAGATACTGGCGTATTGAATTCTTTCAAGAGTCTAGCAGACACAGCCAAACAGTCAATTGCAGCCGGCACCACCGGCACCAGCCTCAGCGGCGCAGTGGGCATTACTGGAGGCATTGCCAAAGACACAGTTGGAAAAATTGGTGCATTGTTTGGAACTCCAGTGACCGACGGAATCAGCACTGCTGACTTTGCAAAAACTGCATCAGCCCTGGTGCCCATGTCAAATTTAAAAAACATAGATGTCAGAGCCACAGTGGCATCAGTGGGCACAGCAACTGGACAAGATTTTAGTCAGTTTACCAATGCAGTGGGTGTAGGCAAATTTGGATTTGACGCCACCCAACTAGAAACAGCAGGCCTGCTCAAGCCAGGAACAGCAAGCACATATCTTGCAGGTGGTGCAAATCAACTCACAGATGTGTTAAAGAGTCCTGCAGTGTGGACTGGCAAAGGTGGTATCAACAATCTTGACAGTTTGTTAAGCAACCCTGCAGCCCAAAGTTTAACGCAACAAGATTTGATGAGCAAAGGGTTGGGTGCCGCCAAATCTTTGGGAGTTCCAACAGACATTCTTAATCCCAAAGAATTAGGTGGTATATCATCAGTGTTCAGCAAAGACATAGCTGGCGGCGCTGATTGGATTCGAGGACAATTGCCAGCAGACAAGCAAGCAGATTTTGACAAGCGATTTGCTGATGCAAAATTTGCTGTTGGTACGGCCGAACAAAAACTCAACGACCCTGTAAAGCAACAGGCTCCTCCTGGAGAATCAGAAAACACAGTGAATCGACAAACCGTAGATGCTGCCACAACTCGAGTGGTGGGCAATGACAAAGTGCCTAGTTTTAACTATGGTCCCCAACCGGCCAATGAAGCCTTGGTGGCTGAAAACAAAGCATTGAGAAAAGAAATAAAGGCCTTGCTTGTCCGCCTGACAGAAATAAAAGTGTCAGAGGCCCCATTTGATCAATTAGATGCAGAAAATGCAAAACTTGATGCATTATTGGCTGAATTTCAAATTGTTCTAGATAAGACTTCAGCAATCGAAGCCCGAGCCCTTAATGCTACCCCGTACAGTTCAGAGTTCAGTGAAAAACTTCGAAAACAACTAATTGACATCATTACTGCTATGCGATTGGCAAATGATTTGAAAAAAGCCATTAGACAAGAAAAACGTCAAGCCCAGGCACGCCAGCAAGCCTAAAATTACACCATAAATATTGTCATGACCACATTTATCGGCTTCAACACCATCAATCAAAACAAAAAATTCACACTGACTGATTTTGACTTGATTCAACGTGATCTGCTGAATGCATTCAACATACGGCAAGGTGAACTGCCAGGCCGTCCTGGATATGGCACAGTGCTCTGGGATTATTTGTTTGAGAATCAAGTTGAACAGTTGCAACAAGATATCCGCGCCGAAGTACAACGTGTGGCTGGAGGAGATCCTAGAATGATCGTCAGCGACATTCAAACGTTTCCGCAAGAAAATGGCATCTTGATACAATTACAAATCACCATTGTAAACACCACTAACGCTGAAATTCTCAGCATATTCTTCGACGAACAAACTCGCAATGCCAGTTACGTATAACTGCGCCGTTTTTATTATCAATAAATAAAGCACGGACGATACGAAAATGGCAACAACCACAAGACAAACAGCAATATTTGGTGTAGAAGATTGGAAACAAATCTACCAAACTTACCGCGAAGCCGATTTTCAAAGTTATGACTTTGAAACTCTTCGTAAAAGTTTCATTGATTATTTGCGTTTGTACTATCCTGAAACATTCAATGACTACATTGAATCGTCAGAATTTATTGCCCTGCTGGACGTCATGGCGTTCATGGGGCAGGCACTGGCCTTTCGCACAGACTTAAACACTCGCGAAAACTACATTGACACAGCTGAACGCAGAGACAGTGTCACACGTCTGGCCAACCTAGTAAGTTACACAGCCAAACGCAACACAGCAGCCGAAGGTTATCTCAAAGTATTCAATGTCACAACAACAGAAAATGTTGTGGATTACAACGGTGTAAATCTCAGCAATGTCACTGTAAACTGGGCTGATCCTACCAACGTAGACTGGCAAGAACAGTTTACTGCTATTATCAACGCCAGCCTGGTAGACAGTCAACGTGTGGGTCGTCCAGGTAATCGTCAAACTATTTTGGGTGTGGACACTGCTGAATATGCTGTAAATTTGGTGCCAGGATTTTTACCAGTGGTTCCTTACTCGGCCACTGTGGACGGTATTAACATGCCGTTTGAAGCAATAACATCCACATCAGTAGGAAGAGATTATGTGTATGAACCTGCTCCTACTCCCAACACCAGTTTTAACGTACTGTTCAGAAACGATCAACTGGGATTTCAAAGTTCTAATACAGGTTATTTTTTCTTGTTCAAACAAGGTATCTTACAAAATCAAGACTTTAACTTGGCTGAGCGCATTGCCAATCGTACAGTAGACATCAACATCGAAGGAGTCAACAACGAAGACCGTTGGCTGTTTCAACTGGACAACGTGGGCAATATCAATCGTTCATGGCAATATGTAGAAAATGTTTATACTGCGGCAGCACAACGCAACAATGTGTTGCAACCCATTTATTCTGTGACCAGCAGAGCCAACGACCAGATTACCATGGTATTTGGTGATGGGGTGTTCTCAGAGATTCCTGTGGGCATTTTCCGTGCGTATGTGCGAGCCTCAAACGGTTTGCAATACATCATCAACCCAGAAGAAATGCAAAACGTTGTGCTGCCCATCAGTTACACTGACCGCAACGGCAACTTGCAAACTATTACATTTACTTGTGGTATCACACGCCCTGTATCAAACAGCCAGGCACGTGAGCCCATTGGAGAAATCAAGCAACGTGCTCCTGCACGTTACTACACACAGAATCGCATGGTCAACGGTGAAGACTACAACTTGTTCCCATACACACAGTACAACAGTATTATCAAGAGCAAGGCATTAAACCGTGCCAGCATTGGCACCAGTCGCTATCTTGACTTGGTAGATAACACAGGCAAGTACAGTTCAACCAACACATTCTCAAGTGATGGCGGCATATGGCAACAAAATATTTTGCCTACTATACTTTTCTCTTGGACCAATCGTAACGAAATTGCAGATGTTATTGCCAATCAAGTGCAGCCTGACATTGGTGGTTACACCATGCGGCAATTTTATTATGCTAATTTTCCACGAGTTACTTCTACAACCACACCCAATGGCATAACATGGTTACCTAACTATCAATGGCGTCAAAGCACAACGCTGGCCAATGAAACCACTGGGTACTTCACTGATGCCACAGGAACACCTATACCCATTGGTACTACTACTACCACAATGTTTCAATATGTAATTGTGGGCAGTTTGATCAAGTTTGTGCCGCCCACTGGCTACTACTTTGATCGCAACAACAGATTGGTGCAAGGCACACCCATGCGAGCAGACGAGCGCTTGGAAATCTGGGCCAGTCCGCAACAAATCGTCGGCGATGGATACAACAATGGCGTTGGCAACTTAACATCCGGTGCAGGCCCAGTTACTATCAACAATTTTGTGCCCACTGGTGCACTGGTTGACACAATTATTCCACTGTTTGTAACAGATCTTCCCACTACCATTGAACAACAAATAGCCGAACAAATGTT